CTATCAAACAGTCGTGCTTATGGTCAAAGAATTTTCATCCATTGCGGAATTAAAGTCAATAAGAGAGCAGAAGTCAAGAATCTCTGAACGAGAAACTGAATTGTCACGTCCAATTCTGAGAAAAGTAGAACTAATATCTGAAATATATATATGGTTTAAAGAAATACTCTCCGAAATAACCTTAGAACCAAATATAGAGAGCGTAACACAAAGAAAGAAATTCCTCTTCATTATCCTGTTCTTGTTCGCCCCAAGCGTATTGGCCGGAGGTCGCCTGCCAAACGGTGTACGCGCAGAATTATCCAAGGTGTTCCCGGATATTTCTCCTTGTGTCATATCAAACAATATTTCAGACGTTTCATTTATTTATCAGAATTACAAGGATTTCAGGAAGGATATTGACTTCATTTACACTGAAATTGTGAAACGCCTACAAGACAAAGGACTAATCTGAAAATTATTTTTCTTGAATAACAAACAATCTGGGTATTGTTCTATATTGAATGGAGGAATATTCTTACCAGGACTTTATTCTTGATACCTTTGGATGAGAAAAATCATTCAAAGGTATTTTTATGCGCAGAGAAAAAATAGACATATCGCAAGTCCATCCGAACGAAGGGCAAATAGAAGGGCTTCCGGCTAATCCGCGCTTAATCAAAGACGAGCGTTTCAAAAAGCTTATGAAGTCCATCCAGGACTTGCCGGAAATGACGGAGGCGAGAGACTTGCTGGTTTATCCGTATGGTGGGGATTATGTCGTCATCGGCGGCAATATGCGCCTGCGTGCCTATCAGGAGCTTGGATGGAAGGAGGTGCCGTGTTGTGTACTTCCGGATAATATGCCGGTAGACAAGCTGCGTGCTATGGTCATCCAAGATAACAATCCTTTTGGCGAAGATGATTGGGATATGCTGGCCAATGAATGGGATGCTGATGAATTGAATGATTGGGGCTTTGATGTATGGCAAGAACCCAAGAAGGAGGCTAATAAGTCAGAAAAAAACAAGCAGCCGGACGAAGAGCCGGAAAAAGCCGACTTCTTCGACCTGATGCTGGGCGACCGCATCTATGACAGCGACAATGAGTTTGACATCCCCGCCTTGCGCACAGACAGGCAGCCCGAAAACGGTCTACTACTTCCGTTTGCCGGATGGGGAGCGGACACACGGGCTAAGAAAGGCATATCCACCTATCATTTCTACGTGGAGGACTACCGCTTCACAGCAATATGGAAAGACCCGGCATTTGTTTTGAAAAGTGGTTGCACGAATCTCGTAGAACCTAATTTGTCTTTGTTCGACACCACACCCATTGCTTACGGAATCCAGCTCATATACATGAAACGCTGGATAGCACGTTTTTGGCAGGAGTGTGGCGCGAAGGTGTACGCCGACCTCAACGTGTCGCAGAAGTTCTACAAGTGGAACCGTATGGGAATCCCTGAAGGTTACAACGCCTTCGCAACAAGAGGTTATGCCGACAGAGAAGAATACCTGAAGATGGAAATACAGACCGCCCGTGAAATATCCGGCCTTGACAAGCCGAACATGATAGTTTACGGAGGTGGCGAAAGGATAAAGGAGCTTTGTGTACAGAACAATGTGCTGTACGTGGAGCAGTTCATGGCTAACAGAGTTAAAAAGAAAGGAGGCAACAATGGCTAAGACATCAGGTGGGGTAAGAGGTTCGGGCGGCTCAAGAGGGCGTTCCGGCCCGGGATTCACGCAGCCGATAGAGAACGAAGCGTTCGCAAGAAGCGCGGCACAGTCTTCACCGCAATTGGAAGTGAGATATGTCGCGGTCGATAAGTTAACCGGGAATGAAGTTTCCAATCCTCTTGCGGACGCTAACGCCGTAAGGAAATGGATAACATTACAAGAGCGGGACGACCGAAGGGATGGTGTGTATGAGCGCGACAGTTATTATATCCGCGCCGTGAACGAGATTAGGAGACGCAGATGATGGCCAAGACTTCGGGCGGAGTGCGCACATACAGGCAAGGCAGTTCCACTTACCGCAAACGACAGGAAGAGGTAGCTGCCATGCGTGCCAGCGGTCGTTACTCATCGGTAGAGATGGGCAGAGGTGGCGGTTGGCTCGCCATTGAGAGAAGTACAGCGAGGCATAAGCCCGAAGAATTGGAAGCGGCACGCATACTGGCCGACAAGGGATATAAGGTTACGCTGAAAGACGAAAGTGGACAGATAAGAACGACAGACGGATATTTGTTTTCTGCGTCTTTTGAACAGCGGACGCCACAAGGTAATTCCGCTCAAAACTTCAAAAAGGCGTTAGGACATGCTGCACAAAAAGATGCAGATGTGTTAGTGGCTTATATGAAAGGAAGCAGGCATACAAGACAAAGTGTAGAGGATGGAATAAGAAAGTTTGAATCAATGAATCAAAAAAGGTTCAAACAAATTATTATCGTAACGGAAGATGGAAGGATACACAGACATAAGCATAATAAATAAAGCGGCATCTTTTGAATGCCGCTTAAAGTGGGAGTTATTGACCTATCCCACTACCCAATCTGGAAGGAAATGTCCTACTAAGCAACCGAGGGGCTGTCAATTCCCGTTCTGGACTATTGGTATTTTGCATAGAGCATGTGGGTTGGCTATGCTGTGCGAACTTCAGTACATCCCAAACAAGATGCGTTCCCCGGGTGGTTGCCCACATCCGCTCCCGAACCTACGCCGATACAAAGATACAACCTTTTGAACGAAAACAAGCGAAAAACAAGGAGAATTTGGCAAGATTTGACAACATAAGAGGAAAAGGCAACCGCTTCACGAGCGACAACCAACCCGCCAACCGAGGCAGGAAGCCCAAGCTGTACACCATCGCCAAGAAGTCATACGGCATCACACTGGACGAGTTCAAGGAGGTGGTGAACTACCTTTGGCAGCTCCCGAAAGACGAGGTAAAAAAGATTGCGGAAAAGGACGATACTCCCATTTGGATGGCCAACGTGTGCCGTTCGCTCTACAAGGACACGGCAAAAGGCGTGATGAACACCTTGCGTGAACTTATGCAGCTGATGTTCGGCAAGGAACTGACCACGAAGATAGACGTTACCACCAACGGGAAGGACATCGGACAGCAAATCATTTTCTCTCCTACTCCATTGACGGAGCAGGACATTAAAGAGATAAAGGAGATTCAGAATGGAAGCCAGGAAAGTAGCGGTGACACCGGTATATCAGAAACTTGACGCGGCATACCGTAGCGGGCGGTACAACGTGTTCGTGTTAGAGGGGGGGAGCCGTAGTAGCAAGACTTACTCCATCATCCAGTTCTGGATACGATATGCCCTCGAACACCAAGACCGCACAAGGCGTGTTATTGTGTCCCGTCTGAAAGCCACATGGATAACCGCGACCGTACTGAAAGACTTTATGGACGTGTTGAAAGATTACGGGCTGTACAGTTCCAAACAGCACAACAAGTCCATCGGTGCCGGAGTATATACGCTATACACAACCGAATTCTGGTTCCTTGGTCTTGACGATGAGCAGCGCATCCACGGAATGAAGTCGGATGCCTTCTGGATTAATGAGGCGGTGGAAGCCAGCTTCGATGATTACGCCCAACTGATGCAACGCTGCTCCGGTTTCGCCATACTCGACTACAACCCGTCCTATGACGAGCACTGGATTTATGACAAGATATGCAAGCGCGAGAAGACTCGCTACATGCACTCCACCATGCTTGACAATCCTCTTATACCGGATAATGCCAAGGAGCAGATACTAAGCTACGAACCTACGGAGTATAACATACAGCATGGAACAGCCGACAAGCGCAAGTGGCAGATATACGGGCTTGGGAAACGCGCCAGCCTTGAAGGACTGATTTATGAAAACTGGGGATATTGCAATGAGATACCTAAAGATATAAAGAAAAGGGGGTACGGGATGGACTTCGGGTTCAGCGTCGATCCTACTGCCATTGTGGACTGCGCCTACGACAACAGGACGAACACATTGTACCTTGACGAGGTATGCTACCGTACTCACATGGAATCTGCCGACATCATCAGGTTTTACAAGAATATTCCAAGCATGAAAGTGATGTCGGAAAGCGCAGACCCTCGGCTTATTTCGGAGATAAGGAATTCCGGCGTACTAATCTATGCCGTGCAGAAGGGACCTGGAAGTCTGGAATCTTCCATTTCAGTCATTAAGGGATATAGGATGCTTGTCACGGAAAGAAGCGTAAACTTAATCAGGGAGCTGAAGAACTATACATGGGAATTTGACGAGAAGACTAAGAGGTTCATCAACCAACCGGCGAAGGGGCAGGCAGACCACTTGCTGGACGCCTTCCGGTATTGGGTGATGTGTGAGATAATGGGACGTATAATTGTCACGAAAAACTACAGCAAGGAGGATTTGGGACTATGAGCATAATAGAATACATATTCAACGCCATCAGGAACAAGACGCTCAACTCGCTCGGCGTGGAGCGTGACTTGATGAAGCTGATAGAGGATAAGGACATCAGCCAGGTGGAATCAATGATGCAGAACCGAGACTTGGAAGTATGCGAATCTATACGGGAATATAACCCGGAAACGCATGAGGTAAACAAGAGAAGGGACAAGAAACGGAAAGGGCGTGAGCCATACAAAGTACAGAAATTGCCTCGAACCAGGCAAAGGTATATAAACGAGATTGAGCTTTTTTTCCTTCTTGCAAATCCTATATTGTGGAAGAACAAGGATGACACATCTGACAATGCGTTTGCTGCATATAGCGATTTTCTTAAGGATACCCGTTTTAATTCCACTATGAGACAGGCCAAGCGCCTGGCTGGTGCAGAGACTGAGAGTGCAAAGGTGTATCATATATTCAGGGAGAACGGAACCCCAAGGGTGAAAGTGCAGGTCATCTCCAAATCGAAGGGATATACTCTCCGTCCGCTGTTTGACCAATATGAAAACATGATTGCATTCGGATATGGATATTATCTGAAAGAGGGCGATAGGAGCGTAGAGCATTTTGACATCCATACCCCTGAATATATATATCGGTGCAAGCATGGATCACTTGGATGGGATGTCGATATGGTTCAAAACCCTACAGGTAAAATCAATGTCATCTATTACAGACAGAACAAGGCTTGGGATGGGCTTCAACAACGAATTGACCGTGAGGAATACGTTGACTCAAAGGCGGCTGACACAAACAACTATTTTGCCGATCCAAAGGTGAAGGCTACTGCCGATGTGGTACAGTCTCTTGCTGACCCTACCACGGTAGGTGAAGTTATTCAGATGACGGGAGCAGATAGTTCTATAGATTATTTGGCACCTCCCGAATACTCATCCATGAAGGATAGTGAGAAGAAGGACTTACATAATTCTATCTTGTTTGATACGTTCACACCAGATTTCTCTTACGAAAATATGAAGGGCATTGGCACATTATCCGGAGAGGCATTGAAGCGTGCGCTCATCCTCGGGTATATCAAGAGGGACAATCTTAAAGAAGTATATGATGAGATGGTAGACAGGGAGAAAAATCTCATTCTTGCTATCATGTCCAACGTGACCCATATTGAACTCGCCGGTGAAATATCACGACTGAACATAGAACATTCATTCGCAGAACCATTCAATGAAGACAAGGATAAACAATGGTCTGCAATTACAAGCCTTTATAAGTCTGGACTTTTATCTCTGGAGACAGCTGTGACAATGCTTGCGATTACAGATGCTCCCCAGGAAGAGATAGACAAGATAAAAGAAGAAAAGACTGAAAACATGGAGAATCAAATCAAAATGTCACAAAATCAATTAGGAAATAAGCAGAATGCAAAATAAGGAGTGCTGACATTTTGATAAAAAATACGAAGTGCGATTCCACCAGGTTCTGCACTTCTTTTTTTTGTGGAATAGATAAAAAACAAACATTTCGCTAATTGTTTCGAGCAGCCATTTGAAAAATTTTAATGCACATATATTACAAGTTACCTTTGAACTATAAACCAAAAAGCACGTATATGAAGGATAAAATCTATAATCAGTTGAAACAGGAGTTTTCTAATCTGGGTCTATCTGATGAATTGCTTCATTCCGTTGCGTCTTCGCTTGAATCAACCGGGATGGTAACGGAAGAAAATCTTGCAACAGTTGTGAAGGGGCAAGAGAATATGCTAAAATCCTACCAATCCAACCTTGACAAGCTTCGGACGGAAGGTGCCGGGTTCAAGAAGGAGTTGGAGGAATTGAAAGCAAAAGTCGGCAAGGGGGGCGGCCAGAAAACGCAACCAAACGAAGAAATGCCCGAATGGTTCAACAAATACCGGGAAGAGCAAGACAAGAAATTGAACGCGCTCATTGAGGAGAACACAAGGTTCAAGGCTGAAAAAGCCAAGGGTGAGCGTAGCGCTATGATTCTTGCCAAGGCGAAAGAACTTAAGATCTCAAAATCGAGAATCGAAGAGGGCTTTGCTATTCCGGATGACATGGACGAGGCGGGTATCACCTCTTATCTTTCCAAAGTAAAGAAAAACGAGGTGGCAAAAGGCCTGGAGGATAAAAGTTCGGCATTCTCCTTGTCTACGCCCGAAGCACAGGGCAATGAACTGGCAAAAGAGTGGGCAAAATCCCTGCCGGACGCATAACACAAAGTAAAACACGACAAAATTATGGGTATTGAAAGAAAGACTACACAAATCAAGGGTGGTTTCCCCGTATTTTGGAGCAGATGTGCAACCCTCCCCGGTGATTTCAAGATAACGAATGTACCGGAAGGAAGCAGCATCCCAAAAGGGACACCCATTAAGCTGGACTTCAGTAAAATGGAGTGCATGGTATGCCGCGCCATCGAAGTGACCGGTGGTACGACGGCAAAGCCGCAAATCAAGAAAGGCAGTTTTGTCACTACAAGTGACTCTGTAGGCTCCCAGACCATTACGTCTATCGACACGTCTCATGCTGACTATGATGAACTGACGCTTTCCGCAGAAGAATCGACGGCAACAGTAGGAAAAATCCTTGCACTGGACGAGGAACTTCCTGATGCTGTGGTGGAGCGTACAGTGGAACATGAGAAAGGAATGACATTCCAAACCGTGTCGGCAGGATATGACGTGGTCATCCTGAAAGATGTGGCATATCCGATTCCCGATTCATCGCTTACCGGGTATTGCATGAAGAACAATCCGAGTATTAAGTACATCAAACAATAAGGAGGACTGAACTATGACAGGTTTATTCTATTCATCCATTTTCGGCGAACTGACCAAGCAGGTGCAGGTTCGCATAGATGCAGCCTCCGAGTTGCGAAAGAGATTGTTCGACCAGAACATCTATGAGAGATACCTGACGTGGGACGTTCCCACCATTGGTCTGAACTTTGAGGAGCTTATCGGTCAGTACAACCTGAGCGTTGCAGCAGCCACCTTGGATTCAAGCGGCAAGTCACCGTTGATGGGTACTGACGGCCTGGAAACGCTGAAGGATAAGGTGCTGAACCATCAAATGGCATACTCCATGCCTATTGAGGATTATCGTAAGATTCTTCAGATTCTTGATTCTCGTATGCTGACCGACCGTCAGAAGACACAGCAGCTTATTGACTTGATGTGGGGCAATGTGACGAAAGTCGTCAATTCCGTGCAGTCTAAACTGGACATCATTTTCCTGGGCGCATTGTCCAATGAAGGTGTGTTCACCTTCGATGCGACGAATAATCCGGAAGGTGGAGTCCGTGGGGCTATTGACTACAAGATGCCGGAGGAGAACAAGGCTTCTGTTACATTGAGCTGGAACGATGGCAACAAGGCTAATGTTGACTGTTTCGAGGACATCCAGGAAGTGGTAGACGCTGCGCAAGACAAAGTAACCTTCTCAAAGATTCTCATGTCGCCTTCGCGTTTGTCGTACATGTTGAAGAACAAGAAGCTGAAGCAAGCAGTCTTTGGAACAGACAAGTCCGGTACGCCTCTTCTGATGAATGCGTTGAACGACTTCCTGCGTGCAAACGATATGCCTGCTATCGAGACGGTAAGACGTATTACCCGTATCCAGAACAACGGCAAGCTGACCGAATACAAGCCGTGGAACGACAAGAACATTGTGTTCATCCCGGAAGGGCGTTTGGGTGTCATCAAGAACGCGTATGCCGACAATGAGTTAAGGCAGGAGCCCGGAGTAACATACTCCAACTACGGACGTATCCGCATCTCGCAGTGGGGAGTTGGTGAAACGCAGAACGCAAATGGTGTCGAGTTCACCAAGGCGCAGTCGCTCTCTTTGCCGGTGATTACGGAAATTAATGGAATCTATTCTCTGAAGGTAGATACTGAATAATGAATACACTGGACTACATCAGGCAGAGGTTTTCCTTCATCGGCACCATAACCGATGAAGGAGCCTCTTCCTTTGCTCTTGATTTCGGAATAGAATTGAATGACGAGGTTTCTCCGGAAGACATGAAATCCATAGCATCTGCCGTGGACGGGTTTGCCGAAAAGAATTTGCTTCGCCCTTCATCTGTCAATGAAAGCGGTTTCTCGGTCTCATGGAGTGCTGATGCTGCCAAGGCATTTGCAAAAATGGCACTGAGAAAATACGGTATAGAGCCAAACGAGGAAACATCTGCCATGATGGGCCTTAGTGTGATTAAAGACGCGTCTGAACTTTGGTAGCCATGTACTATTCACCCCACATATTGCAAAAGAAAGTCGTCACTCCTCCGGACAGGGACGAATACAACCGCCCCATACCCGGAACGGGCAGTGAAAGCTGGACGGAGGTTTGCCCTTGCCGTTGTGATGACAATACCACCAAGCAATTCACCTCCGACAACGGCGAGGTGTACCGTCCGGATTACCATGTGGTATGCGGGCAGAACATCAGCGTGAAGGCCGGGGACTATGTCCGTTGCATGGACGGCGGCGAGGTTCGCGGAGAAGGTGAAGTGTATATGGTCAAGAATACGAACTACCTGGGTTATTCAGAATTGTGGATGTGATATGATAGTAAGCAGCGACATATACAAGATTCTGTTCGACAAGTTGAAGGACTTCGGCATAAAGGACGTTTATGACAGCTGGAACTCAATACAGTCAAAACTGAAGCATGAGGCCATCGTTATTGTTACGTCCACTCCTGTCGAGCCGGACACGTATTGGGAGCGGGCTTATGCACATGTCAACATCTGCGTCCCGCATTACCTGGGCAGTACCAATACCACAAGGCTAAACGAACTGGAGCGAATGGCAGAAACATTCATCCGTAAGCCCATAGTGGGAAAGTACGACGGAGACACCTACCGGATGACCAAGGATTCGCTCGGCATTGAGAGGGATGACGCGCTCAAATGCAATTATGTGAACTTAGTTTTATTATTTGAAATCTTAAATGTGAGATAAAATTATGCCAGCAACAGTTCAAATATCGGCTATAGACATCAAGAAACTGTGGTATGCCGAAACATCTGCCGTCACGGCAGATTTGACGGGTACTCTGCTGAGTACCATCCTCGAAAGCGCCAAGGAAATCACCAACGTGCATCAAGACACGTGGACAGTTGACGAAAGCGAACCTACGCAGGATTCGTACAGAAACCAGCTTACGGGCAACATCTACCGTTTCGGGGCAAAACAGATGGGCGAAGTGACGTTCAACTTCACCATCGGACGCTACGACTACGTGACGAAGAAAGACCTGCTCGGCGGCGATGTAATCAACACCGACAAGGGCTGGAAGCGTGCCCGGGGTGCGGTGGAAATCAAGAAATGCCTCATTGCTCTTACGGAGGACGACCAGTACTGCGTGCTGCCATACGCCAACGTCGTAGCGCGCGAGGCTTCGACGGACGGTGCCGTAGGACTTGCTGTCATCGGCACGGCCATGGAGCCGGAAACTGAAACCATCATGCCGGAATATTGGTTTGACGCCAGCGAGGTAACAGCAGAATGACGTGATTGATAAACAGATTGTTCCAGGAGGCGGCGGGTGAAAGGTGCCCGTCGCTTTTTGTTAAGGAAATTACATACAACGCGAGATATGAACAAAGGAGCCAAAGCAGTAGGGGAAGCAATTACCGGGCTTGACTTTATCACGGTAGTCGTCAACCGGAAGGCATATACGGTTTTTCCTCCTACGATAAACAGTATAGCAGGTGCTGCCAAGTGCCTGTCGGACGTGCATGATGGAGACACCTGGCGTAGTGTGATACTTTCCCTTGGAGATTGTATGCAATACGCAAAGGCTTTATCTTGGTTTATACGTGGAGATGAAAGCCTGTCTGAGGAATTGGGTAATGGTACCGTTGAAGAACTTGTGGAAGCATTGGAATCATCTATGCTGATGATAGGAATAGAAGTTTTTCCAAAAGCTGTCAGCTTGGCGAGGAGCGTAAGCCTGCTGGCAGCGAAACCCAGGTGAACGGCAACGAAACGCTTCTGGGTCAGGTGGCTTCCTTCATGGACACGCTTCACCTGACTTATGATGAAGTTGTCTATAGGATACCATACCGTAACCTGCTGCTCATGCAGAAGGACAAGTTGCATGTGGTATACGGTATAAAGGTGAACAAGGTCAAGGGCAGCGACATGGCCGCGCGGAGAAGGAGGAACAAGCGATGAAGGTATGGGGAGATGCGTCGGGACTGGACGAGCTTCAGGAGCAGATAGAGGATGCCTTCTTCGGTAAGCTCATAGAAATTGGCAGGGAGGCTATCCGCGTGGCACACAATGCAAAAGGTGCTCCTGGCTATCCAAGGGTATATCAAAACCATACATGGAACCTCCGCAACGCACCCGGATTTTGCGTGGTCAGAAATGGGAAAATCATAGCCATGGAAGTCTACGATAAAGGTGGACACCCGGAAGCTGTGGAAAAGACTGAGAACTATCTGATGTACAACGACAAAGAGGATGGGTTGTATCTGGCAGACGGCATGGAATACGCCAGCTTCGTGCGCTCCAAAGGATTTGACGTACTGGATTCAGCCATACTGTATGCGGAAAGGATGGTGAAGAAGAAGATATTCAAATGAAAATCCCCGCCGGAGGGACGGGGATGAAGCAATTACAGCAGAATGGTGTGAATATCGGCCAGAACCGGTTGTTCGCCTGGATGCGTGAAAATGGCTATCTCTGTTCAAAAGGACAATATTACAATCAACCAACACAAAAGGCTATGGAATTAGGATTGTTTGAACTAAAACAGACATCTATCACAAAGCCGGATGGAACGGTATTGGTTACGAACACTACCAAGGTGACGGGTAAAGGGCAAGTTTACTTTGTGAACAAATTTCTTGTGAACGCCGCGTAATCTTAAAATACCGCACAATCTCCCGATTGTTCCGTATTTGATTTCAAAAAGTCTGAATATTATTTGCTGATGAAGTAATTTTAGCGAGTAATATTCAGACTTTTATTTTATGGCAGGTATATTTGCGGACATAGACAGCGACATCAGCAAGATTAAGCAGCTAAAATCGGAGATTGAGAAAGTAAAAAAGGCGTTGACATCCATTAATGTCAAAGTGGACATTGACATCGCCAAGGGGATGGAGGAAAAACTGAAATCCCTTACCGCACAGTATGACGCATTGGTTCAAAAGGTTGCGCAGGCAGACGCGAAGATAGCGGAATCCACGGCAAGAATCAACAAGTCAGCGGAAACCATCATCAAGGCGCAGGAGCAGATGACAAAAGCTGCGTCCGGGCAAGGTGCGGCAAACGCGCAAGGTGCATCCGGAGGAAATTCAGCGGCGACCAATGCACAGACAGCGAGCGTGGAGGTGCAGGCTAAGGCGTATGACGAATTGGAGTCAGAGATAGACTCTGTGATGGGAACCCGTGCGCAAAACATCAAAAGAATGATAGAGGAGCAAAACGCCATACGCCTTATCAACGAAGAGATAAAGCGCATGACGAAGTACCAGGGAGAGAGTTCAACCCTGTCATCGGCTCAACAGAACAGACTTACGCAACTGAACGCTTCGTTGCTTCAACATAAAACGGCATTGGCAGAATTGAGGCAGAATTTGAACAATAGATTCAAATTGGACAACGCAGCTGCCACCTCCATGAACTCCCTATCGCAGTCTTTGGCAAGAATGCGTATGACATACCGTGAACTGACAGAAGAAGAGAGAAGTTCTCCATTCGGGCAGGAGTTGCTTGCCTCCATACAACAAGCAGACGCCAAGATAAAGCAACTCGACTCTACGATAGGGAACCACCAGCGCAACGTGGGCAACTACGCCAGCGGCTGGAACGGACTCGGCATGAGCATACAGCAGATAGGTCGTGAACTCCCTTCGCTTGCAATGGGATGGAACACGTTCTTCCTCGCCATATCGAACAACCTCCCTATCTTGACGGACGAAATCAAGCGGGCTAAAGACGAATACAATAACTTGAAGAAAGCCGGACAGCAGGCTACTCCGGTATGGAAGCAGGTTGTATCGTCGTTGCTGTCGTGGCAGACAGCACTGACTGTCGGGATTACGCTGCTGACGCTGTACGGGAAGGACATAATTGAATGGGTTGGAAACTTGTTCAAGGCAAAAGATGGAACGAAAGAGCTTGAAGAAGCCATGAAACGCCTTAACACAGCCATCAGTAGTGTGTATGGAAACGTTTCGGAAGAAATGCGAGTGCTGAAGGACTTAAACAAAAGTCTTGAAAACGCAAAAAGAGGTACGGAGGAATGGAATCAGATACGCAACAAGCTCGTTACCGGCTACTCAAAATATCTTCCTTCAATAGACCAGGAAATAGATAAGACCGGAACACTTGCAAACAGTTACGACCGTCTGGCTGAAAGCATACAAAAAGCGGCTGCGGCACGCGGATTTGAAGAATTGAAATCAAACGAGGACAAGAAATACGCGGATTCTTTGATAAAGACTTACCAAGATGTAAGTAAACGGTTGGTCTCTCTCTATGGAGAAGAACAGGGTCGCGCATATTTCGAGGGTTGGAAAAGATGGCTGGAACGATTGAATAATGGTGAGGAATTGTCAGCAAAAGTGCAGGGAGCATACGGCAACGTAAGTATGAGTTCTTGGAACCCATTTAACGATGATACGCTCAATTCATTGATGCAGGATTTGAATAAACAATATAAAGCCCGTGAGAAAGCATTGGACGAATATCGTAAAATATTCGGAATAACAGAGGGTGCAGAAGATAATATTGCATCCGACAGCATTAAAGCATTGCGCGACCGCATAGCCGCAAATCGTGAAGCGTTGGAGAAGTTAAGTGTATCGAGCAAAGAATATAAGGACTTGCTTGCGAGCATACAGAAAGATGAGCAACGCTTATCTCTTCTTACATCTTCCAAAAATACAGCACAGTCGGAAATCAACTCGGCGAAGTCTTACCTCGACGAGCTCGCCAGGCTCCGCGAAGAGAACGAAGACCGAGAAATAGATCTGATGAAAGAAGGTACGGAAAAACAACTGGCAGAGATAAACCTACGGTACGACCGTCAGATTGCAGCCGTCAAGAAATTACGTGATGAACTGAAGCAGGAGCAGGGAGGAAAGTTGAGTGCGGAACAAACATCGACATTTGACGCTGCACTGACCGGAATAGAAGCCGGAAGGAAACGAGATACCGGGAATGTATGGAGGGCGCAGCTTAGAAGTCAGGAGCAGTCTTGGAACGAATACCTGCAGAAGTATGGCAACTACGAGCAAAAACGGTTCGCCATCACGCAAGAATATGAACAGAAAATTGCCGAAGAAACAGACATCTGGAAAAAGGCTGCTCTGAGAAATGAGATGAACGAAGTACTCACCTCTCTTGACATCGAAGCTGCCAAAACCACATCGGCCATAAGCGCATTATTCGGTGATATGACGGACAAGACGCTGAAAGAACTGGAGAGATTGAACGAGCAGGGCTCTGCAGCACTGGAGTTTCTTAAGAGCGGGCAGTGGGACGAAGAGAAAGGTATGTCTTTTGGTATCACCAAGGAGCAGTTCGACACCCTTAGCAAAAGCCCGGATATGTTGCAAGCCATCTCAGAAGCACTGCGGGAAAACAAGGAAACGGCAGATGAGCTAAGACCTGCCTACGATAAAGTGGTAGACGGTCTAAATAAGATATTCAATGCCGGTGACGACTCAAAGAAACTCAACCAGGCATTAAAGGATATACAGGAAGGGTTGAATGAAATCATGCAATCTGCCGGATTCCTTGCCGACACCTTCTCTTCCTTGGGAGATGCATTCGGTTCAGATGCTCTGTCCGGAATAGCGGAAGGCATTAATGTAGCAATGGATACAGCTAATTCAGCCATTCAGGGAGCGCAGGCAGGTGCTATTTTTGGACCAATAGGCTCTGCCGCCGGTGCCGCCGTGGGTCTTGTCAGTTCATTAGCAGGAGCTATCGCCAAGATCCATGACAAGAAAAACGAGAAGCGAATACAACGCCTGCAAGACCAGATAGACACACTTGACAAATCGTATGACAAGCTGGGGCGGTCGGTGGAAGAAGCATACTCCAAAGACGCGTCAAACCTCATCGAACAACAAAACAAGCTTTTGGAACAACAGAAACTGCTCATCGAGCAACAAATCAAAGAA